GTAGTTGTTCACCTTGCTGTGACTCTAATCTATTAACGGCTGAATTGTATGGATCAGATGTAATAGGTATGCCACGATTAATAAGATTACTTTCTAATTCTTCTCTTTGTCTTGTAAGTTCTGGCTGTAACAATCCTAGTTGTCTATCAAATAAACTTTGTTCAATAGTACCTCTAAATGCTTCTGGATCAGATTGTAATGCAGTTAAACCCTCTGTGCTAAGACCTGTTGGTAAAGCCACATTACTAGCTATGTTTTGATTAAAGTTCTGTAAATTACCTAGTTGTGTGGGATCAACCTCTTGTGCTGCACTTATACCTGATAATGTTGGGGCTGTTCTAAATGGATTCTGAAAGTCAGGATCATCTTGAAAAATAGGTGTACCATCTGGATTCTGACCAATGACTGTACGACCTGTAACCCTACCAAAAGCCGTATTACCTAGACCTAAACCAGTACCTTCTGTGGCTGCCCTCATCTGTGTTTGAAAAGGTGTTTCTTGTGTAAAGGCTGCTGACTGACCATCTTCTGGTACTGCTCCTTGCACAAACTGACCTTGATCGCCTACTGATCCAAATAGTAAATTACCATAAGGTGTAAACTGATTTATCCTATTAGCATTAGCTTGAGCATTAATTAACTCATTAGGATTAGGTGCAGGTGGTGGAGTTGGAGAACTTTTACCCATATTTTAATTCCTTCTTAGTTATCCATTTACATTCGTCTTTTAACATGCCCCAAACAATCGCATCGTTGGGATAGTACATTTGCCTTAAAATACCCTCTGGAGTAAATCCTAGCTGTTTATTCATTTTCATAGCCTTGTCGTTACTTTCATCACAGGTAACCAATAATCTATTCGCATCACATTGATTAAATGGATAAGCAAACAAAGAATATAGGACAGACCGAGTAGCCCATCTGGGGGAGTCAGAAGCTATAGAAGCCTCGATCTGACCATCTCGATAATCGTGAAATACTGCCCCTGCTACTAACTGACCATCTCTTTGAACACCTATTGCTGTTGATGGGCCGAAACCTGTAATACCTATTCTTTTAGCTACCCAAGCCTTCACATAATCATCTATATTTGTAACTATAGAAATCACTAATAAACCTTTACTTTATCTGGATTAATTGATGGCACTAACTTGCACATACAATCGTATTTTTTAGATTCAGAACCAAAGATAAACTCTTGATTACTAAGGTTTTTTTGATAGAACGTACAGTCATTGACTGACTTAAAATATATAGAACCCTGCACAATACCATTCATGTAACAGGCCAACATAAAGGCTGTCATTTTGCTATACTTCTCAAACTTTCCATTACTTTATCTATTGATGGCTCTGATCCATTTGGATTTAATTCACACTTAAAATTTTTCACACAGCCAATCCTTACATCTTGAAATGACAGTTCAAATGTTCTGTTAGCACCCTGATAAATACAAGCCACTTTACCTTTGTAAACTTTCTGTTTCTTTAATCTGCAAGTGACTAACTTAGGCTCTTTTATTAACCCTTGATTAATCTTTTGTTGCCTGGTTAATTGTTTACTTTTGTATTTATAACCATCGGCAAAGGCTTTGAATGTAATTACAAAACTTATAATAACTACGGCTATAACACAGAATATAATTCCTACAGTTTGCAGCGTATCAAGAAACTCTTTTTGCCTTTGTCTGGCTTCCACTCTTTCTAACCGACTAGCTTCTTTTGCTTCTGATATTCTATTGGCTCTTTCTGCAATTATCTCATCCCAAGCAGTCGGCCCAAAACGTAGATTAATTATATTTTTTAACTCGGCTCTTTGTTCTTCTAACAACTTCATATTTATAAAGTCATTTGCACTATTTTCCACAGAACCAAACTGTTCAGCAATCGACAAACCCTTGCCTTTGCTTTTATTCATTTGGTCAGCACCAGTAAAGAAACCATCAATCTGTTTTGCTATACCGGATATATCATTTACTGTTGAGATATTGTCTTTAATGAATGAAACTGATTTCTGCACAAGAGCAATCCCTGTCAGAATCTCTGCAACAACCATCTATATATCTCTTTTATGTAATTATGTTTTTAGTATAATGCTGATAAGCAAAACTATTGTTGTACCTGCTGATCCAATTAAAACTGTTTCAAGTCTTTTGACTCTGTTAAGTAACTCTATAAATCGTTCCTGGCTAAGTGCTGTAAATGTATCTAATTCAGCTTTAACAGATTGCACACTAGGTTTAGCCATTATGCTAAGTCTCCAAAAACTACTGCATCTTGCTCATTACCTGACGTTGAAGCATCAGCAGGATTAAAAGTTCTCATTTTAAAAAGTAAGGTAGTTTTACCATAGGTTGTTACAGTTCTATTTCCTACAGAATTATTGTAGCTAGAAGTAGGCACAGAATAATCATCATTTGCCATTGCTGAAGTATATGTACAAGCGTTATCACTACCAGATCCTAAGTCTGTAAAGCTACCAATATTAAATGTATCATCTGCTGCTCCATCTTTTGCTGTTCCCACCCAAGCCTTTGCCAACCCTTGCTGTAAACTAGTAGTAGCAGTACCCTCACCTCTAACAGTTATAGCATTAGCAGAACTAACACCGACTAGTGCATCTACGTTTAATGTACTCATGCGTTTTCTCCTATACTAGCCATTATGCGAGGTCTCCAAATATTTGTGAAAATGCTCTTGAATCAACAGCTCCTAATGAATCCTGTCTTGTAAAACATTGGACTTGATAAAAAGTTGTGGCTCTGTCACCAGCTTCTTGACCAATACTAGCTAATTGAGCAAACAACGTACACACAGAAGGTGAATATGTTGCATTTGCCATAGGATTTGTAAATGTTAAATCATAGTTGCCTGTGGAATTGTCCGTTCCACTTGCAACATTAAGAGAATCAGTTATTGCTGCAGCATCTGTATGATTGACCCAACTCTTCGCCAACCCTTGTTGCAGATTAGTTGTTGTACTATTGCCTTCACCTGTAACGTCTATGCTACCTGCTGTGGTTACACCAGTAAGGGTGTTAACTTTTAATACACTAGCCATTATGCGAGGTCTCCAAATACTGTTGCACAATTAAAATCTTGGTCAGCAGCACCAAAATCAGTACCAAATGACTTAAATCCAATTTCTGAAGTTGAAAGTGTTTTTGCAGCTCCACTCATTCCTATAACTCTATTACCACCACCACTAATTTCTCCAACACCCATTGTGCAATTATAATTAGCATTACCCATATTTGAAGTATAAACTAGTAAACCTATGCCTGTTCCTCCATCAGAAAAACTTGATATATTAAAGCTGTCAGTTAATGCGGCAGTTCCTGTGCCATTATAACGTAACCATGCTTTTGCCAACCCTTGCTGTAAGTTAGTCGTAACTGTTCCACCTTCTGCCGTAACTGCTATACTTCCTGCTGAAGCTCTACCAGTTAATTCATCTACTATTAATTCGCTACTCATACGATTGTCCAATTCCCAGTAATAGTTACTGTGCTATTTGCATCAATAGTTACTGGACCACAACTCAAAGCATTGTTACTTGCATCAACAGTTAATGACCCACTAATTGTGTTTTCATGTTGCTGAATGATAGCTTCGTAACTTGTTGTTTCAGCTTTTTTACCAATATGATTTTGCATTTAAAACTCCTATGCGTAAGGACTGTCACCTAATACACTTGTATCCCAAGCTGATTTCAAAGCAGATATACTTGAAGCATTAGCTATTGCTGAATTAGCAGGTGCATCTCTTAATGCGTTTTTCTTTGTAACACTAGCTGATTGTGCTGAACTATCACCTGCTTCCAATGCTTTCATATAAACAACATCTTCTTCTGCAAGTAATGGTGTTCTTACCTCACGAATTTTATCTTTAAATATAACTTTAGCTGCTGTTAAATCTTCAGTAATAGTCGTGCCAGATAATGACCAAGCATTTCTAAAATGTCTGTCAGATGGTACTGTTGCTGTTGAAGCATCAATACTATTCCCATCTTTATCAATAATGTTAGTTGTCATTTAAGCCACCTCTTTGTTAGTTATTGTTAATTCGTCTGATATTTTCCAAGCATTACGCCATACTCTAGTGCTAGGCAGTTGTGATTTTGTGCATATAACCAATCGTGGTTTGTTTGCTTTATCCCAGTTTTGCCAAACATGACTAGGTAAGTCTTTCATAATTAAATATTCGATACATTGTTTTTCTGTCATTGCATCTATTGGTTTAGTGTTATGTAACAAATAACCTCTAGTGTGCTTTGTAAAGCCAGGTGTGTTCTCATCTTTCTTTAGTTCCCAATAAGCTTCAACTGGTGGTAATATCCCACCTTGCAAGGCACAAGCCATCCAATTAGGATCAGGGTGAGTTACCTTTGCAGGTGCATCTGGTTCTTCCTGATCTTCCCACACAACACAATATTCTGATCGATAAGGCTCTAGCTTTTCTTTAGCCCAACACAATCTATCCCACAAATGTGTACCTTGAAACTCTGGTGTTGTTATCATGTGATTTCCATAATATTCATTGTGACCGAAACCTTGTCAGCAACAGAGCAATCTATCTGAATTATGTCTGTGGTTTCTAAGACAACCTTACTACCAACTAATATTTCTAATGATTGACCAACGGCTATTGGTGCTGATTTAATCAAAAAGGTTGTTGTATTTGTTGCTGTTCTACCACCACCAGATGTATCTGATACTAACTTAACACTAGCCGTAACCTGTGCTGTGTGGATATTTGCAATTATCAAACCTAATATAATAGTCGTTGTACTGCCAGGTGTTGTATATAACGCTTCTGGTGTACCTGCACTTGCAGGCATAACATCATGCGATACTACCTTAAATGTGTTTGCCATTTCTTCTCCTTATCCTAAAGCTATTGCT